GGCAAAGCAGCTTCCGGACAAGTGTATCAAAGCGCTTGACCGTTTTGCAGATAAATATATTGACGAACCTGAAAAAGACAAATAATTATGGGAATGCACGCATGGTTTGAATGTAAGATCCGTTACGAAAAGGTAATGGAGAACGGAATGCAGAAAAAAGTGACTGAATCTTATCTGGTAGATGCTCTCAGCTTCACGGAGGCGGAAGCACGGATAATAGAAGAGATGACTCCCTTCATCTCTGGAGTGTTTACCGTCTCTGATATCAAACGCGCCAACTATAGCGAGATATTCCCCAGCGACGCAGAGTGTGACGACCGCTGGTTTAAATGTAAACTGTGCTACATCACATTGGATGATAAGAGCGGAGCCGAGAAAAAAACAAGTACCTATGTGTTGGTACAGGCTTCGGACCTCGAACGGGCGAAGAAGAACCTTGATGCCGGCATGAAAGGCACAATGGCAGACTATCAGGTGCCCTCAGTCGTAGAAACAGCTATCATGGATGTATATCCTTATACGGCTGACAAGGATGCCAGACCTGAACCGGACGAAAAGAAAAAGGAGGAATGAGTAATCCAAAGGTAGTTGCAGTCCTGCTCATTGTATGTGAGCAGGACTCCCTTAACGATCCGAAAGAAACGGTGAGCAAGGTTGGCATGGAATATGATCTGCCGCAGATTAAAGTAGAAGGCACCAATTATGCGATAGATTCCTTCATACATGAAGAGAGTAAACGGGTACGTTTTGGCTGGCATACACGTGACAAGCCTTTCCATCCGCAAGATTTCAGACGGAAAGTCAACCGGCACCGCATCAGGAGCCGGTGCTTTTAAAGACAATTTAATTTCTATTTAAACTACAATCTTATGAACTTAAAAGAAAACAAGAAACCCATGCATATTATCCTGGAAGAGGTCTCTAAAGTGACAGGAGTATCAAAGGAACTGATCAAGTCACGCATCAGGATGCGGGAGGCGGCTGACGCAAGGATGTTGTTCTGTTACATGGCCCGCAAGGAAGGTTATCTTCAGCGTGAAATAGGGAGTTTTGTCGGACTGTGCCATTCGCGTGTGTCTGCGGCCTATTATGATGTAAAGTTGGGAAAAGGGAAGTTTCGTCCTCTTATAGCAAAACTGTCCGAAGGTACGGAAGTGTCGCCAGAGAACCGGAAGAGCATGGATGTGGAGGATTGGATAGAGGATCAGAGCTTTGTTGTAGTCAATCCTGATCTTCCCGTTGTCGGGAAGTCAGTTGCCTTGAAGGCAGTCCGGATGGCGGAGAGCAGGACGGCGACAAAAGCCGTCGGGATTCTTTCCTCCGTTCTGGAAGGCTGGATGCATGGCGGTGATGCGGACTGTATCGTTGCGGAATTTGAAGAGAAACTGGGCGATGCGCTCAAGAAAATAGAGGTATGAATAAAATAAAGAACCGTAGGCTTGCTCTACGAGCCTATAAAATCAGAGTCAAACAATACCCTTACAATAAGCCATTGATTGATAGAAACAATCTAGCTTTTGTTCGTAAGGAAAATGACGGAAACCGATGTGATTGTTTCGGGCATTGGCGTAACTATTGGAATACAAGACCATTTTAATTAACTAATACAATCAGAAAAAAATTAAATGAAAACGTTTTATAGGACAGCAAATAGGAATGTTATCCATCCTGAATTTGGGATAATATTAAAAAGTGGGGACAGAGTGTTAACATCAGAAGCCCGAACAAATGACGAAGGAAAAATTGTAGTCACTGTATTCAGTAAATATTGGTTTGATGCTCCCATCTCTTTTTTTTTAGTGAAGAACACACAAAAGTATTTACTAACTCTTAATAAGAATAGAAAGGAATTAAATGAAGATGCAATCTAAGATAGATTATTCCATAGCCTTACTTCGTAAATGCGAACAGATGGCACTTGATTATGACCCGGAGGATGGCTTTTACTTAGCGTTCTCCGGTGGCAAGGATAGCCAAGTCCTTTATCACCTTGCGAAGATGGCAGGAGTAAAATTTAAGGCTCACATGAACCTTACGAGCATCGATCCACCCGAAGTTATCCGCTTTGTAAAACGGAACTACCCGGATGTGGCTCCTTGTAGCTATTGTACTACACAAACAGAGTATTGCCCTGTATGTGGATGGAGTGCAGAGGATGAGCAAAATGAGTATTTGAAAGAATATGCTAAAAAGCAAACTTCGGTTACATATCAATATAAATCAGACGAACAGCTTTTTAATGAGTTGAAGGATGGTGAATTTGGTTATATACGAGTTGTTTCCGGTGGTCACACCATTGTTAGATTGAAAGGAAAACATCCCAATATGACCAGTGGTGAAATATATGCGAAACTCAATCTTTACGAAAACCCGCACATGCCTCGTATGAGGCGATTTACCGATACGACTTTTGAGCTAACTTATTTTTGTGATTAACGAATAACAAATAAAATAGGAACAAAATAACGGGTGCCCGGCAGATCAGCTGTAGCACCCGTTATCTATATATAAGAAAAGTCAGTCCTTTTTAATGAAGACTATCTGTTTCCTTCCAGTCTTCTTTTTATCTGCTCTTCGGTAAATCCGAATCCGGCGGCAAACTGTTTGAATTTCTCCTTCTGTTTCTCAGGAAGAAGTGCATACAGGCTTTCCAGTGGTGTCGCACTTTTGATTGCTTTTTTAAATTCTTTCCTTTTCATATGAGTTTCTGTTTTTTATGTTTGCAACAATCACAGTCACACAGCATCAGCTTTGCCTTTTCGAACATCAGTTGTCCGATTTCCCCTGAAAGGTAGCAGATCTCCTCTCCCCACGGATCAATACCCAGCGCTGCCGCCATATGCGCTTCCAGGTGCTTGCGTTCGTGGTCATAAGAGTTCTGAAACTGTGCGGCGGAAGAGGTGATGCCTATGACCATTACCGTCTGACGTGTGCCGTAATTGGAATAGGTGAGTCCTGTATCCGGCTTTCCGGAACTCAGGTTCTCATAAGCCGTCTGCAGGTCATCTCCCCGGCATCCGATATCATAGAGTCTTCCCATGATCTCATCCGTGTAATAACAGTCCACGGCATAATATACCTCGACTTTCCAGTCGTATTTGCTTATGTCGAACTGCTGCCGGATCATAGCATCTCATCCCATTCGATCGGTTCGCCTGCCCGGCACATCTTCGCATACCACATGCACATCACCACTCCGTCGGGCGCATCAAAATCATCGATGGTGTCCTTTACGTAAAGTGCCAGGTGTGCATCATCCGTAACGGAAGACTTCAGGTAGTCTGCCTTTCCCATGTTGGCCACATACACATAGTCGTAGAGTGTGTTGTTTTCCACCCTTACGCCATTCTTTGCCAACAGCTCGTCGACCTTGTCCTTACTCAGCGGCTCGATCCTTTCACTTTTCCCTGTTGCGGGATTCATCCTGCGCATGAGTGATACGGCATATTCGCACAGCTTCTTGTTGAAGTGCCAGCCGTAATTCTTCAGATACGCCGTCATTTCCCTGGGACGGTCGTCATATGTATCAAGAGGTTCCTTTACCTTGCTCATAGTGTATTCAAATTAAACGGGATGACGTCTGTCCGCCATCCCGAAGAGTTAAACAATTAGCGGTATCTGGAGTATCTTCCCGTTCCCGGTACTCCACGGCGTTGTCCCATGTCCCCGCCATAACGGTTTCCGTATCCACCGCCACGGTTCCCATAGCCGCCGTATCCGCCGCGATTTCCATAGCCGCCGTATCCGCCACGTTGTCCCATGTCGTCATACTCGTCGTCATAGTCATCGTAGTCATTACGCTGTCCCATGCCGCCTCTGCTCTCGGAGATCTCTTCGATGCACTGCATGAGCTTTCCTCCATACTTGAGCATCTTCTCAGCGTAGTCGCTCATCTTCTCGACCTTACTGTCTTCTATTTCGATCATCATCATGTCTGTTGTTTTTTTGAATTGTTACTACTTGCCTTTTCCGCAGGTTTGAGCAGTTCGGCCATCATAGCCTTCAGTTCCGATATCTCCTGCCGGAGGGCTTTGTTCTCCGCATCCTGCCGCTGTCTTTCGGCCAGCTCGGGATTGAGTGTTTCCATCATCCGGTTGCATGACTCCACCACCGTGCGGTGATAGTCTATGCTCTTGAGTATCTCCTGTGACCTGGTCCTCATCGCCGTGACCTCGGCGTTCATCGATTCCCGTGATCCGGAGATCACCATGTTTCCTCCTCCCGGAAAATTGGCATCCGCAATATCCGCGCCTGCCGGTATCTTCTGAAAGGTTACGGTCTGTTCTCCCACCTTTACGGTGATATCCACCACCATTCTCATGGGCTGTCCGAACATCATCGGCTGCTGTGCCGCTTCGGGTACCGGAGCGGATACTCCCACGACCGATCCCGTCTCAACAAAGGGTGTTCCGTCCTTGTGCAGGATATAGAACTGGTTGTTTACTCTTAAATTTTGGAAAGGCATATTTTCTTCTCTTTATAAGGCGGGATTTCTCCCGCCTGTAGTTTATACTACTCCGGTCATTACCTGCAGGGTGTTTGTCGCCCTGTCGAACCAGAATTCATAGACTCCCGTTCCGGGAATGTCAGCTACCGTAAGCGCTTCTCCACCGTATTTGGTCACCGCCTGTGTCACCCCGTTCGTTTCAAAGAGTACCGGCAGTGTGCCTGTAGTCCCTGTGGGGATTGCCTGTCTGAGGTCAATGAATATAGTTCCTCTGTACCAGGCGTTGACAAAAGAGTGGTTGGGGAAGGAGAACACCGCATTTTCTGCGGTCACATTCACGCCGGATGTGGCGATTGCCGCCGATCCGCGCCGGTTAACGAATTGAAAGGGAAATGGCATACTTACCTCCTTTCTCCGGGTCAACCCCAGAATCCGTTACCCGCTCCCAGACCGATGCCGCATCCCAATCCGTATTGTGCTGCCACACAGGTCGGTATGCCTACCACCGGGCTGTACGGAACCTTTGCCACTTCGGGCTGGTTGCATTCGATCTTGGCCAGACGTGAGCTCAGGTCACTCAGCGCAGCGTTGACAGGAGCAATGGTCTGTGCCGATACTTGTGCGAAGTATGCGTTCTGATGTTCCTGTGAAAGCTGGTTAAGCAGCGTACTGTTTCTCTCGCGCAGGGTATCGATCTTGTCGAGCAATGCCTGGTTCTGCATCGCATCCAGCTTGCTGATGATCGCGTTTGTGTTGGTTGTGCCGGCATCACGCAATGCAAGCGTGTTCTGGTTGGCTGTGTTCACTAGGGTGTTTGTCTGGTTGCAGACAGACAGCTGGTTCTCATAGCCCATCTTGGTAATGTTGTTGTTTGTCTCGCAGCAGCACTGACAGATCTGTGACTGGATGGCGTTGTTACCTTGCATGATCGCGGTAACGATCTGGTTGGTATTCATGCCCATCTGGTTTCCGATGTTGCAGATCTGCATGCCCAGTCCGTTGACAGCTGCCATGACAGCGTCGGAAGAGGTATTCAGTGCGGTTGCAAGGGACTGGATGTCAAAGCCGTTGCGTTGTACGGCCTGCATGATCACAGCGGTGTTTGCATCGTTCTGTACGAACGGCACTACGCCTCCCTGTCCGTTACCCATCATTCCGCCACGGGCACCACCGAGACCTCCCGCGCCACCCCATCCCATCAGGATGAAAAGAAGCAGGATGGCAAACATGTCGTCTCCCCATCCGTTGCCGTTACGGTTGTTCCCGCTGCCCATCAGGGCCAGGATGTTCGGGTCTACACCTCGTTGCTGCATCAGAGCCGGAAGCATGGCCAGAACGCCGTTAGTTCCACCTCCTGAGTTTCCCCCTTCAGGGAAAACAAATGTTCTTGATTCACTCATAGTTGTATTTGTATTTATAGTTCCGGTCACTATTCGACCGTACTGCAAACATACTCATCTACAACTGACCTGTCGAGAAATCACTTCCCATGCGCTTCCTGATGCGTGTCAAATAAATACCTATCATAGGCGAAGTAATGTTACGTGATATCAGATGCCGTACACCTCGTGCCGTGCGGTGAAGCATCGTAGCGATCTGGTCGGGATACAATCCCTTTTCGGTCAGAAGGGTAACAAGAACATATCTGGCATCGGTAGTCTCCATATCCTTACAATCACCCAGAATCCTGTCTCTGGATACTTCCGTTTCCTCCTCTGTCAGGGAGAGCAGTTTAAAGAAAATTTCGCTCTTACACATAAACTTTTGATTTTTATTGTTACTTATGTGCACCACATTAAAATGATGCATGTTACCTACGTTAAGGACTTTAGCCCTCAGCGTGTAGGTAACATGCATCGTTATAATTGTTTTTAATGTGGTAGTTAAAACAGCGAAGCGTTGAGGGCTTTTTATTATTCCCTCCTTATAATTGGATATTTATCTAGAAATCATTACTTTTGTCATTGAGGTAGAAAGTTTTTCAAGATTGTTTTAATTGTTTTCAGGTATGAAGAAATCCAGAATGAATACTCCGGGACGGAGTTATGTTCACCGTGTGTCGTCTATCGTGCGCATTTATGACGAGCACTCTCGTGACGGTCTGTCCAATCGTGAGATCCTGCGGCGCTATATCTGGCCGGAATTCAGGATATGTGAGCGTACGTTCTATAACATTATTAACGCCAGTGCGGATGACCGTATCATTTCCAAGCAGAAGGAAATGCAGATGAGCCTTTTCTAGAGCTTCTGCGTGACGCGGAATGTATATTCTTCGATATCCTCTATCACTTCTGCATGATTGTGGTTCGTATCGCTGGCGGTACGCCGGAACATATCGAAGAATACTTTGCCGTCATTTCCCAGGAAGTTATGCAGATGCCCGCTGAGTTTATCCAGCAGATCAAAACGCCGGAGTGTTTGCTCCTGGTATCCGCTTCCCTTCCTTGAAGAACCTTTCCAATCGGTAACCACATGCAGCCTGATGGGAACGGTTGCTGTCTGTGTGGCGGCAGAGAGCATCTGCCATTTGTAAGGCATGAACTCAAGGAATACGGCAGGACGGGCAAAAGGCTCTTCCTCTTCTATAAAATCCACCTGTTCGTTCCACAGGTCATAGGTTTTGACAAGGGTCTCTCCCTTATCGTCCGTCAGTCCTTCCAGGTGTTTCTGGAGCTGTAAAAAGAAAAAACTTCTCATGATAGTTATAATTAGTCGTTGAATACTTCCTTGACATTCTCCCTGGCTATTTCCAGCAGCAGCTTCTCCAGATCCGGATGTGCTCCTATGAACTGCCGGCGGGGAATAACTATTTTGCTGCCGACCTTCTTTAAGGCCATTGCCCGATAGAATTCCGTATCCGAAGAGAGCTCCCGGTTTTTCTTGTTCCTGCGCAGTTCTCCCTTCAGGGTATATCCCATTCCCTTTACGGCTTCTTTGTACTTGATCCAGAAATATCCTTTCATCCTTCGGGTAACGGTAATGGTTCCACCTTCATTGTGTATCCTCGCGTAAGGAACTGACGAAGTAAACGCCACCCCCTTGTTGCCTTCGATGATCTCGGCCCGTATGCTTTTGCGGAGCGTGCCGGACTGCTGTAATATTCCCCGGGTCTCATCCCGGACGTACCGTCTTCTTTTCCATTTCTCATTGAAAAAGGCTTGTCGCTGGAAGTTTCGGTCAAACTCCTCCTTGGCTTCCACCTTGATGTCCTTCAGGGTAAGGCGGATATAGCGGTTGATCCGTCGCTGCAGTTCCTTAATTACTTTCTTCGTATCCTTTTCAGCCATTTCCTCCTCCTTTCGCCTGCTTACGCACGATCCTGCATGCCCGGCAGAGCTCATTGTCCGATCCCTTTCCGTTACAATCGCTGCATCCCTTTCGCGTATAGGGATTGTATGCGGGAAAGGTGGTCATCTGCCTGCCCGGATTAAAACGCATCATTTCCTGGTATTTGCCGGCGGTTGCCTGCGATCCCAGGTTCATGGCCTGCTGCTCGTCGCTCTGCGGGTATTTGCTTTTTCTTACCTGCTGTACCACGCATCTGCACCCGAATCCGTTGGGCGGGAAATACCAGTCCCAGAACTTGCTGGTGAGGGGAAGCGTGATCCCCTCCAGCAGCTGATGGCTTCTGCGTACCCGCTCGTCTCCCGCAGTCCGGTATTGCAGATTGTAACGGTCCCCATCCTCCTGAAAATCCTTTTCAAAATCTTTCCATTGCGCGGCCATCAGTGCCGCTGCCTTGGCGAAGTTATACTCCGTCTTCAGGTAGGAGCCGTTATATGTATTGTTTATTTTTTGAACGTCATTTAAAAACCGTTCAAACGGCTTTGTATTTCCTTTTTCATCCAGCAGGGAAGGAAACGCCTCATTGAGCTCATGGAAGGTCTTTATCCCGCTGAATACATAGTTGGACTCCCTGAGCCTTTCGACACTCACCTCATCCAGGGGAACTTCCCGGATGGAATAGTCCACAGCCCTGTCCAGCAGCCTGGCGGTCTCACGGATAAAGTTCCTCACTTCCTGCTCTTTCAGCATCTCGGGAGAGAACTGCTCCTGCCGGTGAAGCCATGCCATCAGCAGGACGAATGCCGCCTCGACGGAAGACGTGTCGACTTCCACCGTATCATTCTCTTCCTCCTCCTGCGACAGGGACAGGGATGCGTTTTTGTATACAAGTCTTGCCCTCTCATGCAGCCCCGCATACTCGGCGGGGCCTAGTCGAAAAAAGGCTTTACCAGCTGCTGGGTCGTTTCCTTGCGTGCCTTGACCGGCATCTGATACTTTTCAATAACGTAACCGGGATCTACTTCAAAATGCTCCATAACCATTCTTTCGTATGCCACCTGCTGTTCGGGAGTATAGGTCACGCTGTCATCCCATTCAAATCTGCATCCCTTTACCGGGAAGCCATGATGGGCCATGCGCGGTATCAGCTGCCAGTTTACCAGGTCACGTATCATGTCGGCATCCTTGTTGATCAGGTTGTCCAGCATGTTCTCATGTACCTTGGACTGTGAGAGCGATGCTCCGTTGTCAACGGTCATCGTCTGTGTCAGTATCGCCTTGCTCAGTTCCGAGTTGCACCGTTCGATCCGTCTGTCATACACATTATAGGCATCACCGCGTGTGGATTCCTTGATGTCTATCGTGGTGCCTTCCGGAAAGAGTCCGTAGGAGGCTGCTCCCATATTCCGCAGCAGCTTCTCCAGCTTGTCGAATTCCTTCGGGTCCCGACTGGTGGTCGTTCCGATGCGCAGCGGAATGCCGAAGATCTCCCCGAACATATCCCAGAAGCTGGCCATGTTTTTCTTCGGAATGGTCTGCAGGGCGCATTTGAGATAGAGTCCCAGGTCGTGTGTGCCGCCGGCTTCCGTTACCCACCATGATACAGGTCCCGTCCGGTAGTCGAATCCCGACTGCCAGGTGTCGTTCTCGCTGCGGATGATTACGCCGTATTCCGGGATGACATGCGTGCGCGGCACCAGTTTGACATGGCTGAACACCGGCTTGTCATCCACCACGATCACCTTTCCGAGCTCGATGAGTGAGTTACCCTGATAGATGCTCTCCAGGCTGAGCCGCATCCATACCTTGAACCAGGGAGCCTCAAAAAGTTCCCTGAGATTCTCCATCTCGTTTCCTTTCATGTCCGTGATCTTGAATCCCTTGTTCATCACGAATCCCGTCCGTTGTTCGACACATCCCGTGAGGTGTCCGTCCACATCCACGTCCGTGTAGATATTATAGAGCTTCTTGCGTCTTGGCTGCTCGACGTTGATGGCCTGCTGCCATGCCCACCGCCATGACTTCAGGTCATTACGTGTGAGGTTTTCTGTCTGCAGCTGCAATTTGACGGTCATATCCTTCACCCTGCGGCGGTTCGCCGGGCGTGCCAGGTCAATGTTCCCGAACGGGATGTTTCCTTTCCTTTTATTTCCCATGACTTACCAGATATAATTGTTTCTGACTCCCTCGCCTGTGCGGATGGGATTGTGGTAATCCTCCTCTCCGTCCGGTCCGGTAACGGTCGGAAGGTCAAGCATCACTGTGGAGGACTGTACGGCCTCGAGCCATTCCACCTGCCGGCTGTATTGTTTCTCATACTTCTCCCAGCTCATCCGGGATGGCAGACTGAGCACCATCCTGTAGAGCGCTATGTCCGTCAGGCATCCGACGAGTGCCATGTTTCTTTTGTCACCCTCTTTTGCGAAAGTGGCATCCACGTCATACCTTGTCCTCAGATACCCGGCGGCAAAGTCCATGGCGAATTTCTCCGCCGCTTCCCGGTTCTCCGGTTTGCTTTGCTGGACAACCTCCAGGGCATTCTCTCCGATATTGATATAATCCTGTTCCGTGATATACATAGTGATATATTTAAATGATTACCATCTTTCCTGAGGCGGCTGCCTGACCCCAAGGCGGGGTGGCAGCGTATCCTGACGCACCTGTTTCTGCAGTTTGTAGATCGCACCCTCATCCGCATCCGGAGAGTCGTCGTGCGCCCGGCTTCCCTGCTCGAAGGAGAGTGTCTGGTCGATGGATGTCTTCATGTCGGCATCATCCTTGTATTTGATATTGTACCACACGAATCCCCGCTCCCACAAAGGTGATATGGCTTCGATACGTGCGAACTTGTCGGGCTTCTTGCGGGTATCCGGCATGATGGGCAGCTGGTATCCTCTCTGCTCCCCCTCCCGCTGGAACTCGTCGAGTATGGTATCCTGCATGAAGTTGGCCTCCATGTAGAAGGATACGGCGCAATCCTCCGGAAGCGATTCATACAGGTCATAAAGCCAGCGTACCATTTCACCCACGCTGCATTGCCGGCAGAAGGCACGTATGCAGTGCAGTTCATTGGGTGAAGCCGTCTTGAGTCCCCTCTGCGGCCGCCCCCACATCTTGCATGCCTTGTAGTCGTTCTTTCCGGTGCTCTTCCACGACGGATCGACATAGACAACAATGCTTTCATAGTATTTCAGCTTGAGCATCCGCCTGTACTTGATCCATCTCTCCTGGAATACGGCTCCTTCGGTAATGGGATTGTTCATATACTCCTTCTGGAAGGAACGGTATCCCATAAACTCTTCGAGTCCTTTGAGGTATTCCGTAGTGTATCTTTCAGGCCACGCAGGATTGCCGTTCTTGTCAAAGGCATTCACAGAACTAGTATGTACCGTGCGGCTGTCGATGATCCTCTGCAGCACGCTGTTCTTGCCGATCAGGTTGCCGACCATGACAAAGCGTCCTCCTTTTCCTCCGAAGCATCCGAAGAGGGCCTCCTTGATCCATTTGGTCATTTCCCGTACGCGGGCCTCGCTGCGGCACATCTCGTCATCATCGAGGTCATCCACTACGATGTAGTCCGGTCGCATCTCGCGGAACCGGAGCCCGCGCGGAGACTGTCCCCGTCCCCGTGAGAAGAAGGCACAGCGGTCTTTGGTAACAAACTCACCCTCCTGCCAGCAGCCGGCATTATACTGCTCACCGAAATCCTCGATGATATACTGGTTGGACTGCAGTTCCATCTGCAGGTCTCCCAGCAGGGCATCGGCATTGTCCTCGCTCTTGCCCACAAGCACCATCACGTGCAGCATGCCGTTGAATTTCAGCCACAGAGGTACGCCTATATCCAGGTGTACGCTCTTGGCATGGCCTCTCGGCCATTTGAATACCGCCCGGCAGTTGGGATTGTTATAGAGATAACGGGCCGCGTCATTCTGGAACCTGGCGTTTGGACATTCGCAATAATGCTTCAGATAGCGCTGGCAGAAATAGTTGTAATCCTTCAGTGCACGGGCAATGTTGCGTCTCTTCTCTTCCGGAGTTTCGATGCGCTTGTCCGATGTAAGCCGTTTGAGTCTCTCGCTCTGCTGCAGCCAGCGCTTGTAAGCGTCTTTTCTTTCCTGTTCGGTCATATGCTACTTCTTTATAAAAAATGGTGATATAAAGTCATCATGCAGCCTGTGAAGCATCATCACCACCTCCTCGGGCAGTTCGGGATATTCCTTCCTGTGCTCCATCAGCCAGTCTTCGAACCGTATGAAAGCCTCCACATAGTGTATGATGTTGGTACTCTTATCCATCTTCTCAATGGCGGCGGCCAGCTTCACCAGGTCATCGGCTATCTTCTTTCTCTTCAGGTACTCGTCCGGATTTTCGATGGCGTCATTAACAATGGAGAGTATCTTCTGCGTAATCTCCTCGCGTGTCATACCATAGCATGCCTTGAGCTCTTTCCACCCTTCCTGGTTGACCCACCGTGAGAGTGTCTGTCGCGCTACTGCGGTAAGTTCGAGGATGCGTTCTACGGGGACCCCCTTCAGATAGAGCGCCTTCGCCGTTTCCTTTGATTTATGTTCTGTTCTTGCCATACCGGTCGTTTAATTTTCAGGACAAAGATGCGCATCCCCGGGGCGGATAGAAAAAAATGACGTAGCGGTTGCATACAATGAAGTACAGGCTGCACAATTGCGAGAAAAGGTTGCATAGTTTTTTTGACGGGCTTTCTCTCCGGTATAAGTTTGTGACAAAAAACAGATGCTATGGGCGAGAGAATCCGAATATCGAATGAGACATTAAACCAGTATGGTACGTGGGTAAAGACCGACGGTATCGACTATTCACAGTACGAGCGCAATCCTATTCTTTTGTGGATGCATCAGAGAGGTGTCATCATCGGAATGATAAAGGACATACGCAGGGAGAACGGTGAGATGACCGGTGAGCCTTATTTCGACGAGGTACGTGAAGAATCAAAGCTGGCCAAACAGCAGTGGGAAAAAGGCACGCTGCGGATGGGATCACCCAATTTCGAGATACTGGAAATGTCCGAAGATCCGGCACTGCTCAAACCCGGGCAGACCTGTCCCACCGTTACCAAGTCCCGCCTGGTGGAATACAGCATGGTGGATATCGGCGGCAATGATGACAATATCCGCCTGAGCTATGAAGGAAAGGAACTCAGACTCAGCAGACAGGAGGGTGCGCACAGCCTTCCGCTGTTGAAAAACAATAACAATCCAAAAACATTACCTCAAATGAATGAAGAATTGAAAGCAGTCGCCCTGATGCTGGGCCTCACGGATGCCGCGACGCTGACAGACGTGCAGAAGAAGGTCAATGTGCTTCTGGAATACCAGAGCGCCAATGCCCGGCTCGTCTCCGAGATGGATAACCTGAAGAAGGAGCTGGACAATTTGAAACTTGCCGGTGTCACCACACTGGTGGACGCCGCCATCGCCGAAGGCAAGATCGGTGCAGACAAGAAAGATCATTTCATCACGCTGGGCAAGACGGTGGGGGCCGAGTCCCTGAAACTAACGTTCGATGCGATGAACGCAGCCGTACGTCCTTCAGCGATCCTTGCGGGAGTAGGAACGTCTCCCGCCGCTTCCACAGGAAGTTATGAGAAATGGGAGGACGTACCGGAAGCGGAACTCAAACTGATGCGTTCCAATGATCCGGAACAGTACAAACGACTGTACAAAAAGCAGTTCGGAGTGGACTGTCCGCAGCTTGTTTAACCAATAACAACATTAAAAAAATGAAAAAGAAAACTGTTTTGAAATTTATGTCCGGAACGGCGTTTAACGTCGTAATGGGAATTATCCTTGCCCTGCTGGTCGGGGTCAATCCAGCTTATGGTGCCGCATCAGGAATCATCGTTCCGATGGCTCTCAAAGGTTTTATGCCGGCAGGTGCCGCACTGGAAGGTGTGTATACCGAAGTGTGGACCGGTGAACTGGTGCGACAGATGGATGCGGGACTGACCGCCTCCTTCCTGGATGGCATACCTGATTACTCGGCAAAAGTCAACAATGAGATTATCCACCTGGTGGATGTGGGCGGCGATCCTGATGTGCTGGTAAATAATACGACTTATCCGATACCTGTCCAGGACCTGACAGAGGGTGACATTCCTATCGGACTGGATAAGTTCCAGACCAAGGCTACCCGCGTGACGGATGACCAGCTCTATGCGATCTCCTACGACAAGCTCTCGCTGGATATCCAGCGTCACGGAACCGCCATCGACCGTATCCGTTACAAGAAAGCCGCACACGCGCTGGCTCCGTACAGCCATACGGCAAAGACTCCGGTGATCCCTACCAGCGGAGAGAAAGATGCCGCAGGAAGAAAGAAGATGACCTTAAAGGACATCATTGCCCTCAAGCGTGCGCTGGACAATGCGGAAGTGCCTGAGGACGGACGTCGCCTGGTGCTCTGTCCGGATCATGTGAACGACCTGCTCGAACAGGACCAGTCGTTCAAGGACAAGTACTACAACTACACCAGCGGCAAGCTGCTTAATATGTTCGGTTTCCAGATCTATACGTTCATCAACTGCCCGTATTTCACCAAGGAGGGTGTCAAGGTGCCGTATACTCAGACGCCGGAAGCAACTGACATGAAGGCATCCTTCGTGTTCTATGTACCCCGCATGTTCCGTGCGCAAGGTTCTACGAAGATGTACTACAGCGAAGCTGCGACCAATCCGACCGCACAGGAAAGTCTTGTCAACTTCCGTCATTACTATATCGTTCTCCCCAAGAAGCAGGAAGCCATCGGCGCCATCTACTCCTGGGACGGAACCACAGCGCAGAGCAAGGACCAGACGGCACCGGCTGAAAAACGCTGGCATGAGGTGAGACGTGAGGCGGCTGCCAAGAAGCAGGAGCAGGATCAAGAGAGTAGCGGCTCGATAACTGAAGAGGAAGAATTAGCATAACGGCCATGGCACGAGGACTACGTAACAATAATCCGGGCAACCTGCGCTTGTCAAAAGACAAGTGGCAGGGGCTCCGGCCGGTGCAGACAGACAAGGAGTTCTTCCAGTTTACGGAGATGAAATGGGGCTATCGCGCCATGCTCATTACCCTGAGGAACTACCGCAGGAAACATGGTATGAAAACCGTCTCACAGATCATCTCCCGGTATGCTCCTTCAAACGAGAACAACACTTCGGTCTATATCAGAAGCGTCTGCAATGACCTGCAGGTGCCCACGACATACGAACCGGATGTGGACGACAAGCATACGATGTGCCGTCTGGCGGCAGCCATGAGTCGTGTGGAGAACGGTGTGCCCGCTGTCCTGTCGGATATCGAGCAGGGCTGGGACCTGATCTAAGGCAAGGAGGACCGCACCATGGACTGGAGTACCGTACTTACCGTCTTGCAGGAATGGCTGGCTCCTACGGGATGCATAGCCATGGCCATCGGCTGGTGGCGGGACCGCAGGCTCAGAAAAGTCCGTGCGGTCAAGGAAGACGAAGGCGTGTATCACCAGCTGTATGACGACCTGTCGGCAACAACTCTGGAGTTAAGTGATCAAATAAGAAAAGTCAATGGAAAGATCATCATTCTCGAACAGGCACTTCGCAGGTGCCATCAGTGCAGGTATGTTGAGTATTGTCCTGCTGTTATCTTCCTGCGCAGCAAGCAGGGAGAGCCGGACAGCCATCCACTCGGGGTCTCTTCAGCGGAGCGGAACCGAGGTAATCACCTCCGCGCGGGACCCGATGAGGATGGCGAGCCTGACACTGGAACCCGAGCGTATGAAGATGATCGCCAGCCTCCCTGAAGGCATAGGTGTGCAGAAACAGCAGAACGGTCTGGATCTGAGGATCGAATCAGACGGAGAAGGTGGCCTGATGGTCACGGCACAGACTGAAGGGAAAGAGCAGGTTACTATCGAGAGGACACTGACTGAAAATCAGGAAGTCAATGATACGCTGAAAGAAGATATTATACCAGAACCATCCTTTTGGGAGCGGGCCAAGGGTAAGGTCATGGGAATATGCCTTGCATGCCTGCTCCTTTTAATAGGAACCAGGTGGCTTAAAAGCAAATTAAAGAACAATTTAAAATCAGATTGATATGGAGAATACTGGAGCTATCTATGGAGTAAGCTCGCTTAAATATAACGGATCGGCACTTGGTCTGATTTCCGAGGACGGCATGCAGCCGGGCGGAGATTCCCCAACCAAGAACCGTATCTGGGCGGCACAGAAACGCAATGCGCCGTTTGCCGTGATCAAGGGTACTCCCGGAACCAAGATGTGGACGTTTACCCTGATTGAGCTGCTGGCCGAAAACATGGTGCAGGTCATGGGCGGAACGGCTGATGGACAGGGCAACTATACCCCTCCGACCGAGGACAAGGATGTTCAGGGTGTGTTTGACATCGGATGTACCACCGGACATACCATCCGCATCTATAACGGGCTGCTTACCTGCAACTTTGCCAACGGCATCAACTTTAGCAATGTACTGGGTATCTCGTGCGAGCTGGAGATGCAGGAGGCGGGTGAAGGCAAGCCTGCCTACAAGATCTTTGCACCCGGTGAAGTACCGCCGTCAAGTGAACTGCCTGATCAGGGATCGTAATGGATAACAAAGCTACACAGCGCCAGGCAGCTGAAATGCTGCTTGACGTTGGCATCCGCATACCGGTGATACCCCGAAGAATCTTTGGCAAACGGAAGGGAAAGTCATCCCTTGTCATGCACCGTCCACCGGCAGGAGCGATCATTAGGATTGCCCTTTGCTACCTGAAACTGGGCGTTACACCGGAAGAGATCAAGGAAATGGAGTATGATGCCCGTCTTAAGTTTATCGCGGAGAAGGGAAAGGCTGTCAGTGAGATCGTTGCCCTGTCTATTTGCACGGGATTTCTCACCGGATGGCTGTTTGTAAAGCCCGTTGCCTGGTATCTTAGATGGCGTGTACATCCTGCCATGCTTACAGCAGCGTTGATACAGCTGCTATCGGGCATAGACGTACAGGCTTTTTGCAATACTATTCCATTGGCAGCCAGGGCGGCAAAGCTGCTCGAACCAATCGGAAGCCACTAGGAGAGGATGAGTTAAAGGGTCGTAATGAAGGTCCCCATAGCATTCTCGGTATCATCGCTCAGTCTATGGAGCGGTTCGGATGTTCGAAGCATTACATTCTCTGGAAGATCAGCTATGCGGAGCTGCTGGTAATGAACATGGATGTCAGCCGGTATATCTCAAAGGAGGAGCTTATCGAAAGGGAAAAGAACCGTCGTCCGGAGAATTTTACTACAGAATATTTTCAAACAAGATTAGGAGGATAAATGGAACCCGTCAGACTGGAAATACTGCTTGATGACAAGACGCTCAAAGGGATGCGCTCGGTGGAGGGTAACCTGGGGAGTATGGGTAAATATACGGAAGCGGTCATTGCTAATCTGGAGTCTCAGCTGAAGGATCTGCAGAAGCGGTTCAAGCAGGCGATGTCCACAGGTGTGAATACCGATGCGCAGATGGCGGATATTCAGGCACTGCAGGGAGTTATCGGGCAGCTGAAAGCGGAACTCGAGGAACTGAAGAAAATCGGTAAGGGCAAACTTCTAAAACTCGATATCTCTCCATATATCACTGCGGAGGTTCAGGCACTATCCTCTGCCGAGCAGAAGATGAAGGTGATCATCGCCAATATGCAGCAGGATCTGGATGCTTTGCGGCAGAAATCACTGGAGGCTACCGTCACAGGTGTCGTCAACGAGCAGGACCAGACAAAGATCAAGACACTGGAGGCCGGCATCCGTTCCCTGACGGCTGAGCTGGATAAGTATACGGCATCCAAGAACAGGTCGAACGAGACTCCTGTCATACAGGATGATCCCGCTCCCAGGCTCAACAATGTGAAGATGAGCATGCAGCAGATCGCCCGTGAGCTGCCGGCCATGGCTATGGGACCGCAGATGTTCTTTCTGGCCATCTCCAACAACATCCCCATGTTTACCGATGCGCTGGCTTCGGCGCGGAAAGAATATGAAGCGCTTACTGCCGCAGGAAAGAAAGCCACCCCTGTGTGGAAACAGGTACTTTCCTCCCTGTTTTCCTGGCAGACGGCAATGGCTACGGCAATTACCCTGACGGTTGTGTATGGAAAAGAGATCGGTAATTTCTTCTCCCAACTGGTAAAAGGGAGAAAAACGCTGACGGATCTTGCCGATGCGCAGGTGAAGGTGAATGAAAGCATGGATGCCGCCGACCTTTCAAAGAAAATTATAACCATCCGTTCCCTGCAGGACAGATGGAATGACCTGGGAGACAATCTTAAGGAAAAGAAAGAGTTTATCAAGGATAATGCTGACGAGTTCAAGAAGCTGGATGTTGCCGTTAATAATGTAAACGATGCCGAAAACCTGTTGGTTGATAACACGGCAGCCTTTATTGAAGCCATGACCTTGAGAGCGGAAGCTGCCGCCGCATTCAAACTGGCGTCCGAGGAAGCCGAGAAAGCTTTAAAGGCACAGATCGAAATAGACAAGAGGAAGGAGAAAGGTCCCAACCTGAAGGACAAAGCGATCTCTTTCCTGTTATTTGATCCACAATGGGTACCCGGATCATTATCTCAGAAAAAGGACCAGTCCAGAGCGGAAACCGTATGGGAGGCAGGTATCAAGAATCAGGAAGTGATCAAGAAAACGGCGGAAGAGGATGCTGAAACCTATACGTCCATATATAACAAGAAACTTATCGAGGCTGCGAAAAAGCTTAAAGCCGCCGGTATCGATGAATACGAGAAGCCGGATACCGGCAAATCCGCCCGCGACTACCAGGACGAACTGGCTGACGCACGCGTAAAGGCACAGCAGAAACTCGAGGCAGCCCGCATTGCCGTTATGAAGGACGGAATCGAAAAACGACGGAAACTGGCCAAACAGGAACTGGAAGAATCCCTTGCCGGGATCAACAAACAGGAGCGTGACACGCTCAAGAAAATGGAAGAAGCCGAGAAAAAACGGGGTGTCAAAATTACTCCTGAAGAGAAAAAGGCAGTAAAGACCAATGCCCAGCAGCAACGGCTTGTCGCCTACCAGCAATATGCAAAGGAGCTTTATGCAGTTGACAAGGAATTTCAGGAAAAGGATTTGAAGTCTTGGATTGAGTATAACAAGGAATACGGCACCTATCAGCAGAAGCGTGCCGCGATCATGAAAGAATATACCCTGAAGTCCTCCCAGGAAGGGCTGAACGAGGATGACAAGAAACTGCTGGCAAAACAGCGTGACGAGGCATTGTCCGCACTTGACTTTACAGAGCTCAAGAACGTCATCAACTGGGATGTTGTCTTCGGTAACCTGGATCGGGTGACAAAGCAGGAACTCCAGAAGGTAAAAAAACAGATCATAGCCTTTCGTAATAGTCCGGAATTTAAGAAGAGTGCCACTCCCGAACAGATCAAGGTCATCGAGGAAGCCATCGGCAAGATCGACGAGGAGGTCATCAATAAAGGAGGCCTGTTCGGTAATCTGACCGAGTCCATACGCGACTACTCCGAGGCGGTTGGTGAATTGACCGAAGCGCAGAAGGCATATGACGAAGCGGTAAAGAAATATGGGATAGACAGCGCAGAAGCTGAGACTGCCCGCACGAACAAGAACAAGGCGGAAGCCAAGGTCCGTAATACGGAGAACAATCTGGAAACCTCAAAGAATAAGGCAATCAGTAATTTGACTGCCGTTGCCGATGCAATGAACCAGCTTGGAGATGCGGATATGAGTCTGGCATCTTTCGGCAGTGCTGTCGGATCTCTGGTTGACGTGCTATCGGAATCCGGCAGCAAAATTGGAGGGCTTATAGCCTCCATTCTGGCTATTTTTGACCAAATCGCTGAAAAAGGTCTGGTCAATTTTGCCGGGGATATTGTAAAGTCTCTGGGTAACGCAGCTGCGAAAATGGGGGGTGGCCTTGCTAATGTACTGACATTGGGTAAATTCAACATTGGCGGTGCCGACTATTCCGATTATAACGAGATGGTCGACAAGTACAATCGCTTGAATGAAATATGGGACGAACTCATCGACAAGAAGTCGGAATACATTGAGATGTCCTACGGTTCTGAAGCGGCCAAGGCAGGCCAGGAAGCTCTTGATCTTGCCCAGAAAAGCCTCGAATCTTACAAGCGGCTGGGCAAGGAACGACTGAACTCAGGAGGCTCTACTGGTTCCAGTTCTATCGGTGTGCGTATACGCAAAAGTATGAGTCAATACGAGTGGGATCAGTGGGATGAATTTGCCCGATCCATTGGATGGGACCCGAATGATATCGGCTACCGGATGAACGAGATCTTCAGCCTGACCGCTGACCAGCTCGAACGGCTGAAAGAAATGGCTCCCGACTTCTGGGCAAAACTTACTGCGGATGAGTCTGTCGCGGAATATCTGAACAAGATCATCGAAGGCGGGGAACGTATCGAGGAAATCAACCAGCAGATTCAGGAGCAGCTGACGCAGGTATCCTTTGACAGCATGCGTGATGCTTTTTATGACACACTCCTGGACATGGAGAGTGACTCTCAGGATTTTGCGGACGATTTTAGCGCATACCTGCAGAAAGCAATCCTTATGACCAATCTGACGGATGCCTACGATAAGCGTCTGCAAGATTGGTACGACAAGTTCGCAAACTATAACAAGGAAGGTGGGATAAATACCGACGAGTACAAAGACCTACAGGAAGAATGGAACAAGATTGTCGAGGATGCGCTTGGCGAGCGTGATGCTCTGAAAGATATATTTGGATGGACTTCCTCCTCTTCCTCCACGCAGGAAGGAAGGGCCGGAACCATTACCTCGATGACGGAGGAGACCGCCGGCCGTCTGGAAGGAATCGGTAATGCCATGCTCGATCATGTGATCAATATCGACAACCTGATCTCCTCTACTCTTGAGATGATGGCAACAGCGATCAGCCGGATAGCGGAGAACTCGGAGTATCTCAAGCATCTTGAAACGATAGACGAAGGCATCATGGACCTGCGTCGTGGTGTAAAAATGAAAGGATAGGATTATGAAAGTAGAAGAAGGACTCTTTTATATCAACGATATCGATATGGCCACATACAGCTGTTTTCTCTGGGAGGAGCATGCAGGCGATCATACCAATTATGACTCCCTGATGAAACCGCCCAAGATGAAGGAGTATACCTCCGTCAGCTATCGGGAACTTGATGGGGAGGAATTGCCCGAAACATTGCTTCCCCGATACGAGGCGCGGGATCTTACCTTGAAGATGGCTATCGTGGCAGATACAAGAACCGGGTGGTTCGGATACTATAATGCCGTAATGGCTTTACTAAAGTCGGGATGGCTGACTATAAGACTTCCGGAAATTGACAGGGTCATGAAGGTCTATATGAAGGAATATACCAAGTACAGCCAGCTCACAATACTTAAAAATACCGGTCAGCAGATCGCCGGATTTACGGTAACGCTGCGCGAACCGAAACCTTTTTCAAATGAAGATTAAAAACGATTTAAATTGCCTGTAAATGGAACTTGTCATCTACGATAGAGAAGGAAACTTTAAAAAGAAGGTAAGCCCGGATTCTTCTTCCCGATGGTCAGAAGAGGTGGCTTCCGAATTCGTGGTGAGTATTAACTTTACCACCTGGGAGTTCTTTGTCCTGTCAGTGGGTGATTACATCGAAGTAGGCGGCAAACGGTTCTCTGTTAAAAAGGAGTACCGCCCGAAAAAGACCAACACACAGAAATATACCTATAACATCAGCTTCTATGGTCGGGAACATGACATGCAGGACCTGCTCTTCTGCCGTCTCAACCAGGGAAGTGATGATCTTGAATCCGTATTTGCCTACGACGGTACACCGATGGAGTACCTCCAGAAGCTGGTGGACAACATGAACCGGAATACCGACGGTGTGACGTGGAGAGTCGGTGAAGCCATTACCGCCAACCGGCAGACGATCAACTTTAACGGTCTGTATTGCTGGGATGCCGCCGCTGAAATCGCTCAGGCATTTGAAACGGAATGGTGGCTGGACGGAGAGTATCTGAACCTGAGCAGATGCGAGCGGGGTGAACGTGTCACGCTTGGCTACATGAAGGGTCTCAAGACTGGTCTTACACAAAGCGAGAACTCGGAATCCATCAAATGGTTCACCCGTCTGATACCGGTTGGAAGCACAAAAAATATTGATCCGTCGAAGTACGGATTTGCACATCTTCAGCTGCCTTCCCGTGCTACGTACATAGATCTTAATACTCAGTTGGGGCTGAAAGAACACAGAGAAGAAAGTGCCTTCAGTGATATCTTTCCACACCGGCTGGGTACCGTATCTTCCGTCCGCTCTGAAGAGAAAACGAATGAGGAGACGGGAGAATATACCGTATACTATGTCAAGGATAACGCGCTGCCCTTTAATCCGGGTGATTATATGATCGGTGGAGAGGTGATACTTATCACTTTTAAAAGCGGTGATCTTGAGGGCAGGGAGTTCGAATGCAACTGGCATAACGATACAAAAGAGTTTGAGATCATCAATACCTATCCGGACGAGGACACTCAGATACCGGGAGGAAATCTCATTCCGAAGGCGGGCGATACCTATATACTGACCAATATCCGCATGCCGGATGAGTATTATCCGATAGCCGAGCAGCAGTTTGAGCAGGCTGTTGAAAACTACTTGAAAGAGTACAGCCGTGACATCTCGATCTACTCCTCTGATACGGATTATATCTATGTAGACAAAAATGAGATACCGCTGCTGCTCGGACAAAGAGTAAAACTGGAGGATGAGCAGTACTTTGCGGAAGGATACCTGGATACCCGCATCACGCGTGTGGAGAGGAAGCTCACGAATCTCTCCGAGGCATCGGTTAGCTGCTCGGCTGCGGTCAGCAGTTCATGGAAGTCATCCATAGAATCTTCGCTGGATAACCTGCAGTATGTGCTGGCAAGCCAGACGGAAAAGACCTCCTTGTTTGATATCATCAAAGTAGGAGACGGCAAGCAGCCTTCGGACTATAACGTATTTTCCGCGCTGAAATCCTTGTCAACGCTCCTGCGTAAGGACCAAGCCGACTCCACCAACTTCCTCGTCCGTTTTCTGGGTGGTCTGGAAGTGGGCAAGGCCATCGATTCTCTTATTGCCGGCAGTGGTATCATCATGGATAAGAACGGTCGCATCCAGGCCAGCAGCCTTGAACTGCGTAATTCGCTGACAGTCCTTGAGCTGATCTTCAACCGTCTTTCCGCCCAGGAAGGCGACTATTCATATTCCGAATCGGGCTTGATTGAGAGTATCGAAGAACTCTCCGAAGGCACCTATCGTCTGCTTCTTCGCAAGCGTCACGATACGGACTTCAACGCATTCGCTGTAAACGACATCATCTACGGTTCTGTCAATGATCTCCTGGCCGGAGGCGGCAGCTATCGTACCTCCTGGATGCGTGTTATAGAGACCAATACGACTGATAACTATATCGATGTGGTGATGTATCCGGATTCCGAGGTTCCGGGCGGCAAGAATTACCAGCCCGAGGAGCTGATGGCCATCACCCGTAGGGGTAACACCACGGATGAAGACCGTCAGGGATACTGGTATATCTCCTCTTACGAGAAATGTATCTGTATGCTCGATGGTGTGACCAAGCCGATCCTGGAAGAGAGCAATTACTCTATCCTGATAGGCAAGATGAAGAATCTTTCGATCTTCGATAACCTGCCTATCAACTACCGGCAGAGCTATATCTATTGTCGGGGTCTCATCCGTCAGGATGACATCCGCGTTGATGTGGAGGGAAAACCGGTCTACGAACTGGTGGACAGAGGTATCTGGCAGGAGGGTGAGAAATACTACTTCGAGGCAAGGAACGAAGTGACCGGACGTAATGAGATCAGTACCGTCTACCATCGTGGCAGCAAGTGGCAATGCCTGAAGACGGGCACCCTGCTTGAACCGAAATGGAACTCCACCGACTGGGCGTTCCTGGAAGGCAATGGCGAGTTCTCCATTGACTTTGAAAGCAGCAATGGTTTCAGCTTCTTTTACGGGCTGATAGATACGGTGATAGAAGCTAAGTTTTATCACGGAACAGTCGACATAACCGAGGATGTGATGAACACTGCCGGTACGCAGATCGCCTGGAGCAGGGATTCGGGAATACCGGCTGAGGATAACTCCTGGTCGCCTGTCTTCGTGGACGGACAAAAGAACAAGGTTCACCTTATTTCCTCGGATATGGGATCTGAGTGGCTGAACGCCCGTTCGGTGACTTTCCGGGTAGAAGCCATTATCCCGCTGGGCGAGGAGAATTATCTGCGGGAATCAGAAGAATTATCATTTAACTTATAATCATATGCAACAGAAAAGAGTAATCAACATCCAGGTCAAGCCGTTGAACGCCAGTTCCGGCATGAAGATTGTAGGTGACGGCTCCTTCCAGCAGAAGTACAGCCGTGACGACAATGCTTTTTATCCTTCGTACTCTGCGATCCTTCCGCTCGTTGTAACGGTAGCGGTGAATCTTCAGGACCCTGACGGAGTGATCACCGAGGGTCCCGCTACGCTCGACCGTATCGACTGGTATCTGGGCGAATACAAGCCTGCCAACAAGATAGCGGAAGGAAATTCCGATTACGAGATATCCACTTCCGAGGATGGTATCCCGGTTCTGAAAGTAAAGCGTAACACACCGGTAGACGAGCCCTTCCTGCTGATCGGCGAGGCCTTCTACACCAATCCAAAGACCAACCGGCAGGAATCGCGTATCGAGCAGCAGTTGCTCAGTACTATCTATTACGAGGCCTCATTGCTCTCGTTGATGGCCGACTCCCCGACGGAGGTTATTGTAGATCCCACGAAGATAGACGACACCGATTCCGCCAACTGGCAGGTACAGGTAAAGGCTATCCTCAAAAGCGGTGAGATACAACTCTCCGAGGATAACGCCGTATACTGGTGGTATGTCAAGGATGGGCAGTATACCCGCCTGGTTACTACTTCAGATACCTGGCTGGTTACCACGCCTAACGCTGACGGAACCTTCCCCCGCACACTTGTGGTGGACGCTTCCCGTTTCAAGAATATCAAGCTGGAATGCCGTGCCGCCTACAAGGGAGGGGCAGATCCGGCACCGGCATCACCGACCAATGCTGCCCTGATGGTACAGTATAATATCCGTGTGGATCTTCCTGTTTTCCAGAACGCCAAACAGGTACCGATTGCCGGAGCTTACATAACGATTAACGACATCGGAACAGAAAAACTGATCAAGTCCCGTTGCGAGATTACTGCCGGCGGGCGTGTGATCGAGAATCCGGAGAAGTACTACAATATCACATGGAAAGCGACCAATGCCGATGGTACGTCTTCCATCATCGGGTATGGCGAGTATATCGAAACGACCGTCAAGGCGTTGGGTATCACCTATACGAATCCGGTAGTACTGGAACCGTCCGTCATGCCCAAGATCGGCTCATGGAATGTTGAAGGAAGCGTATACAATGGCATTGGTGCTACGCCTGCTTTCCAGTTCGGAGTGAATCAGATTGCGGACAAGCTGGGTGCTTATCTGGTAAAATGCGAAGATGGAGTAAATGTGGAAATCATCGGAAAGCTCAAGAACAACAACTGGATGCGATTCGAGGATGGTACGCTTGCGCCGACTACCGTCAACTCGGCTGAAGAAGACAAGGGATATAACATTATGTATGGCTGGACACAGACAATCCATACGATTGAGAATGCCAAAGTTGGAGATGAAGTGGTTGCCTTGTTCGGTGAGGAACCGTTCGAGTATAATGGTGAACAGTCTGTTCCCATTCCTCCGACCCTGATCTGTCCGGGCCTTCCTGCCGTGGTTAATGGTAAGTTCCGTTCCATGTATTTTGCATATCGCGCCGGAGAAGGTGGTAGTAACGGATATCTGGGTATCACTGCATTCAACAAAGCAGACAGAACCTATCCGAGAACTGTTCTCAGTCAGTTTACGACCAATGACTATGCTGTAGCTCATAATGCGGATAAAAACAAGACTATTCCGTTTGCTCCGCTTATGGACTGGCATCTTCTGAATATCACCAATGCGCTGATGAACAAGTTCGGAACGGTTTATCTGCATGATCCTGAAAAGTTCGGGGCGGGAATCTCGAGTAACGTAGCGATAACTGGTGGTAGCACTGTGACTCAAAGAACAGGAGCATCTTATAAAATGGAAGAAGGGGGGAGTCAGATATTTCAGAAATTATCTGAACAACCTCCATTCTGCATAGATGCAAACGGAACAAAGAAAAATTGGTCTGAAATTATCTCTAAACATTATCCCCGTATGGAGTGCCTAGAAACTCAGATGGTTCTTTCTTATGCGGCAGAGAATGGTATAGAGCCGGGGGTAGATTTTTCGTTTGACGACAAATTTTACAGATATTACAATATACCAGGAGCCAAGACACTACTTGAAGGAGAAATGAATGCAAAACTTTCAAGAAGATTTTATCTAAAAAATCTTTCAGCATGGGATGTGTCGGGAAATCCTATCAATGTAGCAGAGATTGGATTTTTTCTCCAAACCTCCGCCGTCTACGGCATGGACCTCGTCTCCGTCGACGTTCTCCAGTATGCAGGAGCAGGCATCGAAAAGGTCATGGAGATCGAAGACGCAACTTCCGGAGGCTCCACCAATCCGATCAAGAGCTATCTCTGCCGTGAACAGGACAAACTGACATTAAACAAGGACTACGTCAAAGATGCCGGGCAGTTATTCGACTTCCAGGAGAGTCCTGATTACGCTTATATCGGAACCCTTCCTTCAGGTAGTGGGTACTTTACGGATCTGATACGTGGAACCAGGCTGGGGACTTTAAAGAAAGGATCGCTAGCAGATAATACCGCCTACATAGACCGTAGTAACTATACAAGCCAGGCGGTAGGTAAGGCTGTCCGTCTTGGGCACAGGGTGCGTGGTCGCGGCTATTCGTCGAATGCTTCCGCTCGTTACGTGCTTGCGGCCTACCAGCTGTCGGCTACGTCTGCGGACTCCGCTGGCGGCTTCCAGGTGCGCTTACCCGAAGGGACGGTGAGTGCAACGGCGCAGAACGACAGTGACGAAAGCGCATCCGAGAGTGAGTGAAACGAACGTGCGGGGAGGCTTGTCCTCCCTATCTATAAGGTTCTCCGCGTAGCGTGGTAACGGCAATTCGTCGAATGCTTCCGCTCGTTACGTGAATGCGAACAACCAGCTGTCGAATACGAATGCGAACTACGCTGGCGGCTTACAAATGATAATTTACGCGGGAACCTCGTCGGTAGTACGAAAAAACAAGGACAACCCCTGTATACGAGGAGACAGGGGAATGGGCTGGTAGATATCCGAAAGCCCGTTAATAAAGGCTTCCACTTGGGGGGGGGCAGACAAGAAAGATGAAAAGGAAAGGAAATACAATGAGCCGCTTGACGCCTGAGCTGGTACATCAGGCTGTAATCAATGCTTCACGAAAGCATATGTGTAAAAACGAGGTAATTGAATTTTTGCAAGATAAAGAAAATGAACACAGCGTATACAGACAGCTCCTAAAAGGAGAAAACATTAATGTGGAATACAGGTATAAGGAGGTTGTATCTGTTAACGGAAAGAAACGGATCGTTGCTATCAGCTCCTTTCGAAGCAGGGTGATTATGCATACGCTTATGCTGTTGATCAAGAAGGAGTATGCTACAAGATTATCTGACGACTGTTACAACTGTATAAAAGGGCGGGGGATCAACGCAAGTAGAAAACGGTACGACCCTGTCAGGCAGATCAAAAGGATTATTGGAAGGTATCGCCCGTGGGGATATTTGCAACTGGATATCCGCAAATGCTATGAGTCGACACGCCCGGAGGTCCTGTTCGCCCGTCATGAAGCGATCTGGAAGGATAAGCGAATACTGTGCTATCTGCAAAGAGTTTCTTTCTGTGATATAGGACTGCCGATTGGTACTCCTTCGTCTCCGATGAACCAGCATATCATGATGATGGCCTTCGACAGGTTTATCCGGCAGGATCTGAAGATCAGACACTATGTAAGGTATGCGGATGATATCATCCTGTTCGGAGATAAGGATAAGCTCCATGAAGCAAAATGGCGTATAGCGAATTATCTCTGGTATAACCTGGGGTACGAACTGAAAAAAGATGCGCACCCTACACCTATGCGTTGTGGAACGGACATTCTGGGCTATGTGTTTCACTGCGGGTATACAAGAGTTAGAAAGAGTATAAAGGAGAGAATGAAAAGGTCATGGCATAATCCCCGTTCCAGATCTTCCTATCTGGGAATACTGAAAGGGGCTGACGCCAAACATTTAAAAAGGAAATTGAATATGAAGCTATCATTTCTGATAACAAATGAAACAAAGGTAAGACGCAGAATGGATTCGCCTTTGATTGACATTGCGGAATTAACAGGAAAGGTATTTGATATCCTGGATTTCGAAGTGCGTGAACCTGACAAGAAGAAGGGGAAAGCATGGATGCGTATGCAAGTCCGCTACGAGGATATGGGCGATGATGGGAAACCAATCGCAAAGATCCGGCTTGTAAAAGGATTCCATGTGGCTATCTGCGAGTTTCTGAGGAATATGAAGCAGTATATCAACAAGACATCAGCCATCAGCGGGATGTCTTACGAGGAGACCTTTAAGAAGACGCTTCCGCTAGAGGATTGCGAGGTCGAGAACCGCAACGGATGGTGTATCAAAGGTACTCTGGAGATCGAAGAATAATATTAACTTTTAAATAGAATCAATTATGAATTACTTATTGGTAAGCAAGGCTCAGCTGATAGAGAAAGGTATCTATCAGGATGCACAGGAACTGAGCGACGGACGTGCGGTCCTTAGCATCAATGCCCTGAAGGTGATCGGCACCGGACTGAAGGATGTCGAGATCATTACGCAGGAAGCGCTGAATGCGTTGTTGCTGGAGGAAAAGAAGAAAAGTAAAACGGTAAAGAAGTAAGGAGGAATAATCATGGCAAGAAAAATAAATGGAAGTTTTCAACTGTTCGCCCTGATGAACGGAGTGAACGTTCGCGCCAGAATGGGCATCATCAATGGTCCGCTACGCCAGGAATACAAGAAGGGGACCAGTATCTGTACTCCGGACTGGGAGACATCGGCCAACAAGCCTCTTGTCTATGCGCATCTTAACCGGGATGATAACGGAGCGGTCCTGATCCCGACTACCGTAGACCTGTTCTACAACGGTGTACAGATTGCATTCGGCGAGGACGGGCTTAGCACCACCGGAGCTTTGGCCGGTGTGTTTAAAAAGTCTACAAAGACAATCAATATCGGAGGCCGTGACTATTCGAACATGATCGTCTTCGAAATCGTAAAGAATATCGTGCCGGTATCCAATTACGATAACGACACAATCCTGCTTAAAGGAACGACCGAGGTCGGCGGTCAGACTCTGGCCTTTGACGGAATCTCCGAAACAGTCGAGATTGTCGAGACGGTAGGCAGCTCCACTACTCTTTACCTGGATGGTGATACGGATGTCACTACAGAGTCTCCGACAGCCACACTCAATGCCCATGTGCTCGTAGATGGTATTACCCCATCCGATCTTTCCGCATATACGGCGAAGTGGTACAAGGTAAGCGGAGAAACTGCTACGCTGGTAACTACAGGCGCATGGTCTCTGACGGTAAACGCATCCGATATCGACGGTACGACTACCTACCGGTGTGACTTGTTGCAAAAAGACGGTTCTACGGTTATCAGTAGCGCATACATTAATGTTACCGACTATACCGATCCCTACCGGGTGAACCTGTATGTAGACGGAATTACAGGGGAACAGATCAAGGAAGGTGAAACAGCGATCTATACCGCTAAGGTAGAGAAAGATGACGGTACGGAAGATACCACCGCTCAGACTACCTTCACTGTTACGGATAACTCAGGGTCGGTTATATCCTCTCTTTCCGGCGTAAAGAAAACGATCAGTGTGACATTCCAGGATGTGATGAACGCCGGTGGTGGTATCTCCGGCTATGTTAGTGCAACGATAACGGCATAAGATAATGGCAAAGAAACTGTCTTCTACTTCATTTAAGGTAAGCGTCGCTCCCGAGTCCGGAGCTGACGCTGTCACCTACTGGCTCGTTCCTTCCGTGACACAGGTTAAGAGGAAGGAGGACGGGACGCATCTGCCCGAATATGTCTCCTGTGAAAGCAGGGCTAAATCCGGAGGGGACACTCCCGTGTCGGGAGTAGGAACCATCAAGTTTGTACTGACCTACCGGACGGGCAGTACATCCTCGGAATTCATCTATTCCTCCCGCATCATCGTGACGTCCGATATGGCAGCAATCTCTTTCAGACTGTATGTAGGTGGTGTACAGATGGACGAGAAGACGGTTCTTATCGTTGATGACGGACAGGATGGCAAGCCGGGCGATCCTGGCGATCCGGGTGATCCTGGCACGCCGGGAAAAGACGGCACTTTCTTAAAACAGATATTTATTCAGGCGGATACACGTCCGGATGCTCCGACAGGAAGCTCCATTCCGTCAGGATGGGCTGAATATCCGGAATTCGGCGTGCTGACCATTCGCGGGTATGAAGGGGAGTATTATCCCAATGGCGGATACAGACGCTCTCCCAAACTTACTGCGCATAGTGCTTCGTATAGAGACCGTATACTCTTTTCCACGACTAATGCCAATCAGATGATCACCCTTCGTGTGATCGTCTCAAGCGAGGCGTATGATCATGCGTATATCGGGACTCCGGACACCACTCTTGATGTTTCGAACTATTTCGACAGGATGTCGGGTGAGAATGACCGGCTTGTCTCCCAGAAGGTATCGCAACCGGGAGATCACTACATAGAGATTCTGTATGTAAAGGACGGCTCGGTAAACAAAGGCGGGGATATGGTCAAGTATAAGGTCGTACACAGTGATACGGTGTGGGTATCCTCCGCACAGGCTACCTATGACAAGGGTAGTGACAAGTGGGTATATGGAACCTGGTCACGTCCTTCAAAATATCTGGCGGATACACCTGACATGGAGTATATCTTCCGTCGGGAGGAAAGTACTTTCACTCCCGAGTCTGATCCGTTTGTAAAAGGCTTCATTCCTCTTCCTTTCGCATCCGATGAGAATTATCTGGGTGATTTCCTCTCTTCTGCTGCGCAGATTGTGGATGCCATCTATAAGAGTGGAGAGGACTATTATAGATGTATCCGGGCAAGATCTGCCAATTCGGGAATCCTGATCACTGACGAGGATTACTTCAAGTATCTTGTTCCTTTTACCAATGATCCTTTAGGGGTAACCGAAGAATACCCAAGGGAGTATATGTCCTTCCGGAAGAAGGAGAATGGGAAATGGGGGGCGTTTTCCGATCCGAAGCTGCATGCCAACTACGCCAAGGGTGAGGATGGACTTCCCGGACCGGCCGGCGAAAGAGGCAGAATGCCATACCCTGCCGGATTCTGGAATGCGGATATCGAGTATACGGCAACGGATGACATCGCTCCGATTGTCTATTACGAGGCCGGATCAACCTACTATGTGATGAGGAGGACGGCAACCATAATCGGTGTGAATCCGATGGAAGATTACCGGGATAATCCTACCACATCATACTGGATACCTTTTGAAAAATACAAGGCTATATTTACCGAGATTCTGATGGCGAACTTTGCCAAACTGGCAAGCGCGGTGTTTTATGGCGATTATATGTTCTCCCAGCACGGAAAGGATGCTGATGGGAATGATACGACCAACTATGGACTGTTTGATCCGACGAAGATAGGACAGAGTAACTGCCCCTTTACACCTAACCTGCTTCTTGACCTGTTGCTGGGTAAGTTTATGGGACTGGATGTGGACATTCAGGGCGGAAAGATCGGAGACCTCAAAATAGAGGGGAATCAGTTAAGTGCCGCCAACCCTTCTTCCGGAATAAGAATCGGAACCGGATCGGCAGGAGAGACCGGCTTCGGCAGGTTCCTGCAGCTCGGAGGAGATTATTCCGCTCTGATATCCATGAGACTTGACCGTCAGAATCCTCTTGTTAATGGATTTCGGGGGATAAATATCGAGAGTTATGGAGCCAATAATATTTGTCTGAGTCTGATTGCCAATGCCGGAAGTAAGTTTGCTATAGATTCAGCAGGTCCTCATCATTTTTATCAGCGGTCCGGAGAAGTATGGGATACTCCCGGTGTCCTGTGGGCGGGAAGGATTAGCGCCGATGGTACGATTGAGAGTTCCTGGGGAAATGGCTGTACTATTGACACTCCTGTGTATCACGGACAGGCCGGACTCTACGCTTTTAATCATGATCTTAATCATTTGCAGTATTTTGTTATAGTGACAGCTGTTCACGGAAACTGGAGTATTGGTGCGGATACGGATAAGAGTACCCATCAGTTTACCGTCCGGACTTTCCACAAAGATCAGGGATATATAGACTCTCCTTTTGAACTCGCCGTGATAGGAAGAAACAGATATAAAGAATATTGATGAAAAGAATAATAGAAAAGTATTTGGGCTGGCTGAAGGATAGTAACCGCCCGAAACACATGAAGTGTGGAACGTTAGTGTATGCCGTAATGTTATTGCTTTGCTTTATGTTAGGTATCTCTTTGGTTCCGTCGGCTGTGATTGCTTTTGTCGCAACCTGCATAGTTGCTATGTCCGTTGATTACAAGGATAAACTATGGGGAGGAAAATTTGACTGGCTGGATGTAGTTGCTACAATATTGTTGCCGGGAATAATCTCCTTTATAGTGGTACTAATCGCTCTGTTGTAATAATAAACCGGGTCAGCGGTCTAATAAACCGGGTCAGCGGTCTAAAAAACCGGGCCGGCTGTCTAAAAAACCGGGTCGCTGTTTAAAAATGATATATGTGACATCATCAGCATGTTATTATGGTTTGATAACATAATTGTTAATAGGCGTAAAATTAAATAGAAGGGATATACCTTATATTATATGTAATAATCGATAGAATTGCCCGGCATATGACATGCCGGATTTTTTATTCTCAAATGTTAAAATATGCAGTAAATCACAATGTTTTTCTCTTTTTTATTTGGAGCATATCACATTAATTGCTATCTTTGTAACATCAAAATAAGAAACAAAGTATTAACAACTAAAAATAAAAGCCATGACAGCAGAGGAAGTAAATACAGTATTAGGTAGCAATAGAGAAATGGTTATCTCTTTTTTCAACGAGAATGTGAAAGTTGATAACTTTTATACCTTAAGATGGTTTATGATAAGAGTTTTAAACGAAGCTACCCTGTCTTGGGCTAGAAGAAAGAACATCGGAGAAAAAGAAATACAGTCAGTGCTGAGCAGAGTAATGCGTAATTATCCTCAAATCTCTAAAGGTTATGTAAGTAACTATGCAAAAGCTGTAAATTACTTTGGAAAAGAAAAAGCAAATCAAATTCTTAATGCTAAATAATTATTAATCAATAAACTATAAAGTCATGAACAATAACAGTTTAAGAAGCCCTAAACACAGGTTTCTAGCACAAATTAATTTTGACGTACCTTTGGAGGGTATAGGTAGTGTAATCACAGTAACTGATAACGATCTTGGTAAGATCAAGCATCTGATAGCTCAGCTCGCACAAGGTTGCCCGGCACACGTAACAATCAGAGAAAATAAGGCGGTATATCCGTCGTTTGACTGGAATATGGTAGATGAATATAATTTAAATAAATAAAAAATTATGAAGACGTTTGAATTTAACAACGAGACAATTTCTATCGAGAAAACAGGTTACGGACAGTATATATTAAGCGGTTTGGGTATCTCAGTGCATTGTACTGACTCTGAGATCTGGGATTGGTGTGATGACGAAGAAAATGAAGAGAAACATTTGTCGGCTAAAGAATCTGCGTACAGACTGCTTGTAAATTCTTTGTAAAACAAAAAAATAAACAACATGGAAAAAGTGAGTAAAAAAAGAGGAAAGATTATCACAGACCGAGAAGAACTGCTTGTTTGTCAGCAATATAAGGATGGCTGG